AACTAGAGGAACTGAGGGTGGAGGTGCTTCTGCTGAACAAGATACTAGACACGGTTGGTCAACAAGAACTGGTTCAGTCGCATTTAGGAATGCTTTGTCTGGATGGAAAGTTGATAATAACTCACACGCAAAGACAGACGAGTGCAGGTCATCGTATAATGGATATCACGGATTCCAATTACATCATAGTGCTAGTATGCACGGCAAATATTCTGGTGCATATTGCAACGGATTGCAATCGCCTTTTCACAGGGGACACGGATATCAATGTGGTTCGGGGGTTAATGTTTGGGTAGATTATAGTCGTTCTGTTGGAAATACTGGTTCTGGATATCTATCTGCTAAGAATTCATATTGTGAAGCAGACTATTCTCGTTGCATCACAAGGGGCTCTACAGGATATTGGTCTTGGAAAGATTCTGGTATGAATGCTCACTCTGCTACAGGGGAAATAGCAACAGGAACAATATATTCAAATATCTCCTTTTTTGCTGATGTAGATTCTAAAATATGGATTGATTCCAGTACATCAGGGACCAAATATGCGGGGGTTTCGGCTGCGATTCGACAAGGTTCTGAAACTGACGGTGGTTAACATAAATAATGTATAGGAATTTAAATTATGAGAACTCAAAGAAAATTTTTACATACTCCTTCTGACACTATCATCATTACTGATAATCGTGGAAAGGAAAGTGTTTTTGATTTAGAAATATTTCAAAAAGTTGAACCGAAATATAAATTACCTAAAGGTTGTGTTGGGCAAGAATATATTTCTTCCGAAGCCCATATTTTATATACCGGCGAATCTCAACTAGAAGGAGAATTTCCTTGGGCGGATGGCGAACGGTATATTAAAAGAACAAAAGATTTACAGTTAGTAGAAAAAACAGAAAAAGAAGACGAAGAATTTGTAGAAGAAGTATCATCACGGGCAGAAAATGCATCAGAAGAAGATGTTGAAGAAGACGACAGATTTTATAATGTTTCAAGCCTTATCCATTTAATGTGGGAACACCTCTTTGAAGATATTGATAATAAAGAAGAGATAAACGAAATGAAAAAACTAATAAAAGAAAGAGAAAAGTATCGTGGGAATTGGAGAAAAAACAAATGAAAATAACATATGAAAAAATATATCGTTCTTATCCTGTATTTAAACATCTTTTAGAACAATCATTGCCGATTAATACTACTATAAAAATTAAGCAATTTATAGAACAACTAAATCCACACCTTCTACAGATTGAAAGTATTCAAAATGAACTATTAGAAAATTATAGTAGTAAGACAGAAGATGGGGTATATGAAATGAACAATGAGGAAAAAAAGCAATTTATTGAACTTCTACAAACTGCTCTTGTTCCTGAAATTGTTGTAACATTTGAAAAACTAAAAATAAGCGAATTAGGAACACTATGTTCCATTTCGGCTAAAGATTTAGAGGAAATTTCCTATCTTTTAGATGATTATGAGGAAGTACTTGAATATCATTAATTCGATACACCTCTCCGCCTTATATATACTATAGAAAAAGGAGAGAATGTTAAATGGCTAAACCAACATCCAGACAAGCGTTAAAAGACTACGCTCTCCGCAGGCTTGGATATCCTGTAATAGATATTAATGTAGACGATTCTCAACTAGAGGACCGAATAGACGATGCATTACAATTCTTTGCAGATTATCATTACGATGGTGCGGAAAAACTATATTTATCACATGCTGTCACGGCTGCTGATATAAGTAACGGATATATTGATATTTCTGCACTTGATGATTCTGTCTTAAGTATTTCTGATGTATTTCAATTCAGTACTATGTCAAGCAATATGTTTGATTTACAATATCAGATTGCATTAAACGATTGGTATGGTTGGCATAGTGGTGGCACAATGACAAACTATATGTTGATTCGTCAAAATATGTCACTGGTTCAACAAATGATAGACCCTGCAAAATCTTTTAGATTCACTAGAACTACACAAAGATTGTATATTGATATGGACTGGTCGAAGAAAATCAACGAAGGCGAATTTATTGCACTTGAAGCGTGGGTGGTAATTGACCCTCAAGAATTTACAAAAATTTACGATGATAGGTTATTGAAACAATATGTGACTGCTATATTCAAAAGACAATGGGGCGCCAATTTATCTAAATTTGAAAATATTCAATTGCCGGGCGGAGTATCTTTTAACGGACAACAAATTTTCGACCAAGCAAATGAAGAAGTTCAAAGACTTGAAGAAGAAATGCAAGTAAAATTTGAAGAACCGCCTGGTTTTATAGTAGGATAAAAAATGGCAAAAAATCCATTCTTCAAACACACCAACAACGAACAAAAAATCGTTGAAGACCTGACCATAGAGGCTATTCAGATACATGGTCAGGATATGGTATATCTTCCTAGAAATATTGTTAACAAAGACGAATTATTTGGCGAAGATACCATTTCAGGATTTACAGGTGGTACTGAACTTGAAATGTATATTTCAAATGTAGATGGGTTTGAGGGAGATGGTGATTTTATCTCTAAGTTTGGTTTAGAAATAAAAGATAGTATGAAGTTAGTCGTTGCTAAGAAAAGATTTGAACAAGAATTGGCAATGACAAGACCATTAGAAGGAGATTTGATTTACTTTCCTCTCACCAATGGTTTGTTTGAAATCAAATTTGTCGAACACGAAAATCCATTTTATCAAGTAGGTAAACTTTACACATACGAACTTTCCTGTGAACTCTTCCAGTACAGTCAAGAAGATATCGAAACTGGTTGGGATGAAATTGATAAGTTTGAAGATGTACAACAAGATAGTGTTCTCAGTCTAACACTAACTGAATCTATTGGAACATTTGTTCCAGGCGAACCAGTTACAGCAACAGGTTGGTCTGCTACTGTAGTTACTTGGACAGGAAGCACTAAAATTCTTGATATTCATAATCCAGTTGGTTCTTTGTCTGGTGGTGCTAATATAACAGGAACAGATTCTGGTGCAACGGGCAAATTCGGTTCGTCAGAAACAACAGACGATGCAGTTATTATTCCAACTGACCCATATGATGATTCTGATGATATCCAAAGAGATGCAGACGATATATTCGACTTTACTGATATTGACCCGTTTAGTGAGGGAGGTTACTAATGTTTACTTATTTTAAAAACGATTCTTTAAGAAATCTAGTAGTGGCCTTCGGTTCTCTTTTTAATAATATTCACATTAAAAGATATCAGTCAGACGGAACTACAGTAAAGGATACTATTCGTGTTCCTTTAGCATATGGAAACTCTGAAAAGTATCTTCGAAGAATTGAAGAAGGTGGTTCTATCATAGATGAACAAGGAAGAGAAGTTGCAATGACTCTTCCTCGCCTTAGTTTTGAAATAGAATCTATTGAATACGATAGTCCTCGAAAAAGAAATACTATGGAAAAGTTTCAGAAGACAGCATCAACAGATTCTGATAATAAAATGTCTTACTCTTATTCTGAAGTTCCATATAATGTTAATTTTAATTTATATATTATGACAAAATTTATGAATGATGGTTTGCAGATTGTAGAACAAATTTTACCTTACTTTACTCCTGAATTTACTGTAAGCATAAATCCAACTAGTTTGATTAGGAAAGTTGACATTCCATTAATTTTGAATTCTGTAACAAACGAAGAAGAGTGGGAAGGTGATTTTGAAGAAAGACGAAATTTAACTTGGACTTTAGGATTTACTGCAAAAAGTTATATTTACGGAAGAACAATTTCCAGTGGTGTTATTAAAAATATCTTTGCTACGATGTTTGATAAAACTTCTTATGATGCAGGATTGACTAGCGGTGCAATATCTAGAGTAGATATTGGTGTTACTGGTCCGAGTGGCGCTTCTTCAGACAGTTCTAATTACATAGCAGGAACTACTTTTTATGCCTATGGTGGTACTACAGGTGATATTGATATATGGGGAGATGTAATTGGTGGATAAAAAGAAAAAAGCAGACGAACAGATATCAGAAGCATTAGATTTAGAAATTGTCCTCGAAGAAGACGAAATATTTCACGATGGTCAAAGGGCAGGCGGACATCCTATTATGATTCCGACAACCGAAGAAGATAAACTAAAGCGTGACTATAATCTTGTAAGAAAGAATCTAAAAGAAATTATTGATACAGGCAATACTGCAATTGACGGTATTCTTACTGTTGCTACCGAAACAGAATCACCAAGAGCATATGAAGTGGCCGCTCAGATGATTAAGAATGTTGCTGATGTGAACAAAGACCTTATTGAGATGCACAACAAGATGAAACAAATTCGAAAAGAAGATGGTGTTCAGAAAGCAAACAACATTACAAACAATTCTCTCTTTGTGGGTTCAACACAAGAACTTCAGAAATTATTAAAGCAACAAAAAGAACAATTAATTGAAAGTGAAATTGAAGAACAAGAGAAACACGACATCATTGATGTGGAGTACGAAGCAAAAGATGAGTGACTTTGAACCAATCTGTTATCAAAGCACAAAATACCATAATAGCCATAGCGAAGCAAGAGATAAATTCTTGATTGATAACTTTGGCGAAAAGTGGTTAAAGGATATGAAAGCAGAAGGACATTTTGGTGGAGATTGGTGTCCCGCAATGATTGGAAAACCCAAAGGTGGTTTGAGTTCACCAGTTATTGGTAAAGAAGTATGGATTGAAAATAATGGCACAGAATGAACATTACCTAGGCAACCCAAATCTAAAAGCCAAAGGTGTTAATTTAGATTTTACAACTGAAGAAGTTGGTGAATATCTAAAATGTCAACAAGACCCAATTTACTTCATTAAAAAGTATGTAAAAATCATCCACCTTGATAGAGGATTGATTAATTTTGAATTGTATGATTTTCAAGAACATATCGTAAACACAATTCACGATAATCGTTTTGTAATTTGTAAACTTCCTCGTCAGTCTGGCAAATCAACCACCACAATTGCGTATCTTCTTCATTATGTTCTCTTTAATCCCGAAGTAAGTGTTGCCATTCTTGCAAATAAGCAAGCAACTGCACGGGAACTTCTTCATAGACTTCAGTTAGCATATGAACATCTTCCAAAATGGCTGCAACAAGGTGTTGAACAATGGAATAAAGGTTCTATTGAACTCGAAAACGGTTCGAGAATTTTAGCATCTGCTACTTCCTCAAGTGCCATTCGTGGTAGTTCTTTCAACCTCATCTTCCTTGACGAATTTGCATTCGTTCCCCACGAAGTGGCTGATGAATTCTTCAGTTCAGTATATCCGACTATTACTTCAGGTAAGACGACTAAAGTTTTGATGGTTTCAACTCCTCACGGAATGAATCTATTCTATAAGTTCTGGACCGATGCAGAAAATGGCAGAAGTTCATATGTTCCTATCGAAGTTCACTGGAGCCAAGTGCCAGGTCGTGACGAAAAATGGAAAGAAGAAACAATTGCAAACACTTCTGAAACACAATTCCGAACAGAATTTGAATGTGACTTTGTTGGTAGTGTTAATACTCTGATTGAGGCGAAAAAACTCAAAGAATTGACTTATATTCCCCCAGTGTTTACAAATGATGAGGGATTCGATGTTTTAAAAGAGCCAGAAGAAGACCATACTTATGTGATGTGTGTTGATGTTTCCCGTGGACAAGGATTAGACTACCACGCATTCACAATTGTAGATATCACACAAATGCCATATAGATTGGTTGCAAAATTTAGAAATAACCAAATGTCTCCTCTTGTATATCCAAACGCCATTTATTCTGCGGCAAGACAATACAATAACTGCCATATTCTGGTAGAACTTAATGATATTGGTGGACAAGTTGCAGATGTTCTTCATACAGAAATGGAATATGATGGTCTTTTGGTAACTACTGTTCGTGGTAGAAAAGGACAAACTCTTGATGGCGGTTTCGGTTCTGGTCAAAGCCAGTATGGTATTAGAACAACTGAAGCAGTTAAGAGAATTGGATGTTCTCTTCTGAAGAGTATGGTTGAAGAAAATAAACTAATTGTTGAAGATTTTGATACAATTACAGAATTTGTTTCTTTTATCTCAAAGAAAAAATCATATCAAGCGGAAACTGGTCATCACGATGACTTAGTTATGACCCTAGTTCTTTTTGGATGGTTAACAACCCAGTCATATTTCAAAGAATTAACAAACCTAGATATTAGGAAAGATTTATATGAAGATAAAATGAAACAAATTGAAGATGATATGACTCCGTTTGGGTATATTAGCGATGGTTTAAATGATGCTCCAACTTATGTGGATTTTGGTGATGACCAATTATGGACGGCCGAGGACAACGACTATTTTCCAATCTAATTTATTAAAATTATATATAGAGGGAAAGAAAATCCATTTTTCTGAGAAACATAAAAAATCTGTTAGAGATTATTACAATAAAAAGGAGAAAACTCAATGGCATTCCAAATCAGTCCAGGCGTAAATGTCACCGAGAAAGACCTAACGACCATCATTCCTGCTGTCGCAACTACAAGAGCCGGCATCGCAGGGTACTTTAACTGGGGACCTTGTGAAAAGAGAACCCAAGTTACAAATGAAGATGAGTTAGTATCAGTATTCGGTAAGCCAATAATCGGTACCAACACCCCACCCGCAGACTACTTTTTCACTTCTGCAAACTATCTTGGTTATGGAAATGACCTTCAAGTAGTTCGTAGATGTGTCGCAGGTGCAAACGCTGTTGCACAAGCAACGGGTTTTAGAGGAGACTCAAAAGAAACTTTTGCTTTTGGTGCCTCAAGTGGTGTTCTAATCACAAACGAAGATAATTATTACGATACATGGTTAAGTGGTACAACTCACCCAGGCGCCGCATCAACAGGTATTTCTGGTGCAGCCGAGTCGTTCTACTTTGCCGCAAAATATCCAGGCGAACTAGGAAACTCACTTAAAGTTTCTATGTCGGACACACACTCTGTTGTAGCCGGTCAACTAATGGGTTTGAGTGGTGCAGTTTCTGGTGCTACCGCAATAGCAGTCACTGGTGGCCACAGCGGCGACCTCGCAGATGGTATCAACAACATATGGGGCGAAGTTGCAGTTGGCGACACCATCACCTTAGTAAACGGTACTTATACTGTAACAGGTTTTAGTGGAGCAAGTGCTGCCGCAACTTGGAACAATTACGGAGATGGTAGTACTTCCAATCACACAGACGAAACCGCACAATATACTCACCTTCTTATTAGTCCAGGCATTCTCAGCACAGATGCTGATGCGACGGCTACGGGTATTACCGCAACAATCAAATGGCAATATGCAGGTAACTTTGACCAAGAACCATCAACATCAACAGATGCCGAGAAACACGGTGCAGTTAATGACGAACTTAACATCGTTGTTATTGATGAAGACGGTAAGTTTAGCGGTACAAGAGGTACTGTTCTCGAACGATTCACTGCTTCTAAAGCAAAGGATGCTAAGAGATTCGATGGCGACAGCAATTACTATATTGATGTAGTCAATAGAGGTTCTTCTTATATCTGGTGGGGAGACCATCCAGATGCTCTTGGTAACACAAGTGGTGCTTCAGGTGCCAATGGTGGTGCAAGAGAATGGGGTTCATTACTATCAGACATCGAATCAGGTATTACTGCCGCAGGCGGTGGTTACTTCTTCGAGTCGCTAGTCAAGAACTTCTATAGTTCAATGACAGGTGGACACAATGGTACATTCACTGGTACTGAACTCTACTTGAACGGTTATGACAAATTTGCAGATGCAGAAACTGTTGACTGTTCACTGTTACTAGGTGGACCACAAGAAGAAGTAACAAGTCAATTACTTGTTGACCTTGCAGCCGCAAGAAAAGACTGTATGGTATTCTTATCACCACCAAGAGCAGAATGTGTTGGTTCAAACAGTGCTAGTACAAAAACGACTGCTGTTGTAGATTACTACAACAACGACCTTAACAAGTCATCCTCATACGGTGTCTTTGATAATGGTTGGAAGTATATGTACGACAAGTACAACGATGTTTATCGTTGGGTGCCACTAAACGGTGACACAGCAGGCTTGGTCACAAGAACAGAACAAACCAACGATGCTTGGTGGAGTCCCGCAGGATTCAACCGAGGACAAATTCGTGGTGCAGTTAAACTTTCATACGACCCCGCACAAGCAAATAGAGATGTTCTATACAAGAACAATGTTAACCCTGTTGTTTCCTTCCCAGGCGAAGGTACGATTCTCTATGGTGACAAGACTATGCAGAGAAAACCAAGTGCATTCGATAGAATCAATGTACGAAGACTCTTCATTGTTCTTGAGAAAGCAATTGCAACTTCTGCTAAGTATCAACTCTTTGAATTCAACGATGAATTTACAAGAGCAGGATTCGTAAATATGGTTGAACCGTTCCTCCGAGATATTCAAGGACGAAGGGGCATCCAAGACTTTAAGGTTGTATGTGACGAATCAAATAACACTGCAAGTGTTATTGACCGAAACGAATTCGTTGCAGATATTTACATCAAACCTGCTCGTTCCATCAACTTCATTCAACTCAACTTCGTTGCAGTTGGAACTGGAGTATCATTCGAGGAAGTAGTAGGGGCATAAAAAAATTCAGTAAAAGGGGGGGTTATTCATTTAGCCCCCCTAAATACTGAGTACGCCAAACTAAAACAACTTTAGGAAATTAGGAGAAAATAAAAAATGGCAGCAAATAACTTATCAGGATATAAAGCAGATGCACTTGCTGG